AAACGTTTTAAAAAAAAACCGGGGCCAAAAAAAGGTGTTCCAAAAATATGGACAGAAGAAAGACTCCATATTCTAGGTCAATCCCTTGTTGATTTCTGCCAAAAGGATCATGTCTTTCATATTGTTCAATGGACAAGAGAAATGCAAAGAACTGTCGCTTGGTGGGCTGATTTAAGGGAAGATTACCCACTTCTAATTGAATATCATAAAAGGGCAAAAGACATTTTAGGTGGCAAAATAATTCAAAAAGCTTTTGAAGTTGGAAATAACTGGGCTATTCAGACTTTTATCCCTAAATATGTTCAAGATATAGACGAATACCTCGAAAGGAAGCAAGACAGAGAATACGAGAGGCGCAAGGATCTAGAGAAATACAAATACAATCTAAATAAGGCAAGAGAAGAAGAGTCAGAGGCTAAGATCGATCAATTTGATCGCAATCAAGAGATCATGTACGAGCTTTATAAGATGAAGCAGTTTTTAAGAGATCAGGGTCTCGAAGAAAAATTTGAAGAGCTTGAAAAAAATATAGATACTAAGAATGAAGAATTACCCACTGAGTGAAAAGCAAGTCCGTTCCTACAATGAGAGTACAAAGCGTATTAACATTTGGGAGGGGTCTGTACGTTCCGGGAAATCTTTCATCTCTATCTTGAGGTTTATAAAGGAACTCAAAGACGGGCCGCCGGGTCATGCTATGGTGATAGGCCCTACTAGGGACTCCATACAGAGGAACTTTCTAGCCGAGTTCTGTTCTTTATTGGCTTTGCCGATTCCAACGCCTAAATCGACGCAGATGTGTATATTTGATAGAACTATACATCTGGTCGGTGCATCAGATGAAAGATCCCAACGCAGAATCCAGGGATCGACACTCGCAATGGCATACGTCGACGAGCTTACGTTAATCCCGCAAGGGTTTTTTAAGATGCTTCTTTCGCGTCTGTCTGTCCCTGGAGCGCGTCTTTTAGGAACAACAAACCCCGATAGCCCATTTCATTGGCTGAAAACGGAGTTCTTAAGCAATGACACACTAGATTTAGCATCTTGGAAGTTCCGCATTGAGGATAATCCTTCACTTGACGAGCAATATATTACATCATTAAAAAACGAGTATCAAGGCCTTTGGTATAAGCGATACATAGAGGGGGATTGGGTGCTTGCTGAGGGGACGGTATTCGAGTTCTTCGATGAGGAAAAGCATACTATAGACTATCCGACGAAGAGGGGAGAATATTACATCGTAGGGGTTGACTACGGCACGACTAATCCCACAGCATTCGTTATGATAGGGTATAATCGTACTCATTTCCCGAATATCTGGTGTGAGAAAGAGTATTACTACGATTCAAAAGTCCATAAAAGGCAGAAGACTGACACAGAATTTGCAGAAGACCTAAAGGAGTTCATAAAGGATTACAACGTTAGATCGATATATATCGACCCGTCCGCCGCTTCGTTTAGGCTTGAGTTGTCGCGTAATGGAATAGATCTAGTAGAAGAAGCAGATAACGACGTTATGAACGGCATCCGCTTTCATTCTCAATTGCTTGCCAATGGCACTTATAAAGTATCTCAAAATTGCAGAAATACCATACGGGAATATGCTACTTATGTATGGGATATTAAAGCATCGGAGAGGGGAGAAGATAAGCCAGTAAAGGCTAACGATCATGCGATGGATGCGACGCGCTACGCCCTATTTTCTCACTTTGGTCAAGACATTGACGGTACATTAAAGCCCGAAGATATCGATAAGATGTTCTATTCTTCGCAAGGATATCAGAATATTCCTAGCGTCTTTCAGCAACCCCATGAAACAAGCGGCCATGCGATGGGGCCATTTCGATGAAATACTTCGCTATATGGCTTTGCATTATGATCCTATTTTTAACGTCTTTCATGAGAAGACTCGTTACTTTTGAAATACCCAAAGAAAAACCAAAGGTTAAGAAATGACTTTAACAAGAACAAACGTAGATGAACAATATTACGTCGATAGGGGGGATCAAGAGCGTGATATTTTAAAGAAGATGGATACAGTGTATTCAGAAGCTATCACATTAAATCAAAGCTTTTGGTCGGAGGCGGATTTAGATACTAGGTTTAAAGCGGGAGATCAAACATTATGGAATGATGTATACGGCAATCTTCCTGCTTTCAGAAAGAAGCAGTTTTATTTCAATCGCATCCGCCGCATTGTCAATATGATAACCGGATACCAAAGAAAGCATAGGAAATCGGTGATATGTATCCCTGTAGAGAATTCAGACGAGAAAACAGCATCGCAATATACAAAGCTCTTGTATTGGGCATTCAATAGATCTAATGCACAGGAAAACATCTCTCGCTCTTTTGATTCCGGATCGGTAACGACGGGGATGAGTTTATTGAATGTTTGGCTATCCTACGACAGAGATCCCGTATCCGGTGATATACATTGCGATCATATTCCTTATAATGGATTTCTAATCGATCCTTACTTTAAGAAGTCAGACCTTTCAGATTGCAATTTCATATGGCGGAGGCAGTGGCTTTCAAAGATGGCATTGAAGGGAATGCTTCCCGGGCGCGAGAAAGAAATCGATATGATGAATTCACGCGGTAATAGAGATGGTAAATTCCAATTCCAGGCAGAAGCTTACAATTATGCCATGTATGAGCTCTTATCTTATGATGAGTATTGGTATAAAGATTTACGAGATCAAATCGTGCTTGTCGATCTCCAAACAGGGGAAACGATGGAGTGGCAAGGGGAAGACGAGCAGCTTGATGCCTTCTTAACTCAATACCCACAAATAAAAAAGAGAAAGACTACTGTCCCGACTGTAAAGCTTGCGATAGTAGTAGAAGGAAAGGTGATGTATGACGGGCCAAATCCTATGGGTATCGACAGATATCCTTTTGTACCTTTTCTTGGTTATTATGAGCCGGAGATACCTTATTTTAGCTGGCGCATCCAAGGAGTCGTTAGAGGTCTTCGTGATTCTCAATTTTTGTATAATCGCCGCAAAATTATCGAGCTTGATATTCTTGAAAGTCAGGTCACCTCAGGATTCAAATATAAAGTAGATTCACTTGTTAACCCTAAAGACATCTATCTTCAAGGAGAAGGCAGAGGCATAGCTCTTAAGAAAAACGCCGACATGAGAGACGTCGAGCAAATCGTGCCTCCTCCAATTCCTCCTTCTATGATACAGCTTTCTCAAATGCTAGGGGAAGAGATACAGCAAATTAGCGGAGTTAACGAAGAACTGCTAGGTTCTGCCGACGATGACAAGGCCGGTATTTTATCTATGCTTAGGCAAGGGGCCGGTCTTACGACATTGCAGACTCTGTTTGACCAATTGGATAATAGCGTCAAGCATCTAGGTTCTTTGTATCTCGATATCATACAGAAAAACTTCACTGCCGGAAAGGTCAGGCGCATTATTGAAGAAGAGCCAACACCTCAATTCTATAATAAGGAGTTTGGTCGCTATGATGTAGAGATAGAAGAGGGATTAAATACAACGACACAAAGACAGCTTCAATTTGCTCAGCTTCTGCAACTCCGAGAGGCGGGTATTCCAATTCCCGGAGCATTGTTATTGGAATCGAGTACAATACAGAACAAGCAAGAATTGCAAGAGGCTATACAGAAAGCGGAACAGCAACAGCAACAAGCTCAAGAACAGCAAAACCAAATTCAAATGATGCTAATACAAAAGCAAGCTGAAAACTATGATGCTCAAGCCACAGCAAATACAGGACTAGGGTTAGAAAGGCTTGCTAGAATCAACGAGAATAAAGAGCTTGCAGTAGAAAGGAGAGCGAAAGCCATCGAAGACCTATCAGATGCAAAACTCAACAAAGTAAAAATGATGAAAGAGCTTGAAGAAATGGATATTACAAAATTGAGACAACTAGTAGAAATCTTAAATATCATCACAGAAGACGAAGATAAAGGGAAAGAAGCAGAAGAAGCCACACTTGAAAGCCAAGTCGGAATGAAGGGTAATTTATAATTTACTTTATAACAGTTCAGACATATGATGAATATAGAGATGAAGCATTCATCTCCATCGCAAGAGCGAAAGGAAAAGGCTTTAGCTCTTGGTGATTAGAGGAATATAAACCTTGTCCGAAAGGGCAGTTTTCACCAAGGAGTGGGAAATGAAAAAGAAATATTACGGAGAGAAAAAGGGTATGATGAGCAGCGTCAAAAATGATTTTGCAAATATGCCCCAAGATGTTAAACATGTATCGTACCCTAAATCTTCTTATGGAGGATTAGAAGGGTATCGTGATACTCGCGAAGGAATTGATTCTTACGCAAAAGAGAATCACGGCAAAGTAAAAAAACAACTCCGTAAACCGAGTGATGCATAATGAAGCGGCCTAGTAAAAAGAAAAAGTGTCCAAAAAAGCAGATTAAAAGGGTTTTAAAGGATAATAGTGCTCATCCTTTTGAACATACCCAAATGACCTATAACCCCTATGAGGTCGACAAGATGCTTAATTGGGGCATGTTAAGATAAGAGGCGGCCGGATTATTCCGGCCTTTTTTTTTATGACAGAGAAAAAGAAGACAGTAGGTGAGGAAGCATACGAAAGATTGCTTAAGCCCGATACCAAGCAAGGGATCATTGATACTCAAAGAGAGATGGATAAGGAGTACATGGATCAATTGCAATTGTGCATCATGAATGCCAAAAAACAAGATATGGGCGATGAGTATTTTATATGTGTGTTAGCCAAGAAAGAACGTCTTATGGAGAACGTCATTAGGCGTTATTTTGTTCCTCGTAAAAGTTTGCCTACTCCTGATTACGATCAAACTGTATGGATGCATAAGAGACGCGATGTCTTAGAATTTATATGGGTTATTCCTGACCATAACACATGTCAAGAAATGTATCATCATCCTGAAAGGGTGCCTGAAAATGAAATGTGGCTATATCAAATGGTAAAGGCTTTTATGGAAGGGCGTATTTACCACGAGGCGTGTAAGGAATTTAAGATTAAGCCCGAGTTTGACGAGCCTAAAAACAGCAATCTCATTGTTTAACTGCTAAATATTTACCGCATGATTTTGTGAAGAAACATAGCTTATTTGTCTTCTTACAGTTTTCGTTGTATGGAAGATATTGAAGATTATGCAATCTTTGCTTGCCGCCGAAAGTTTTTGGGATGATGTGATCTACCTCGAACTTTTCCGGGCGATTCATGTAGAATTCAATCATTTTATCCAGTTCACCGGGTTCTAGCTCTTCAAGCGTTGTGTTTGTTTGTCTCATGAAAGTCCTGATCCTGTCTTTGACGAACCATCTTCTTCCGTATTCAGGGATGTTTAATTTTTTTCTATTTCTGTGGTCTCTTTGATAAATTTCTTTCATGTGAATATTTATTTTATTTCTGTTGAATTTTTCTATTTTGCAACATAACGAATATTATCGGACGTTAGTCCCGGTTCTTGGTAAAAATAAAACTATTACCTTTTTTTCTTCGTCTTCTCTACTTTTTTGGATATTGTTTTCTCGACTTCGCGTGTTTTCATTCCGGCTTCTGCACCCATACTTTTCTTAATCTCGTAGATAGCAACCAAGATTTCATTTAAAGTTGATTCCTTAATCTTAGCAGGTCTTGAAAAATCATGCTTGGTTTTTTTCTTCACTTCTTCAACAGCTTCGGACTCATCAATCGGATCGCCTTGGAATTTCTTCTCTACGACCTTTTGCAAACGTTGATTGGATCTCAGTCTAGCCTCTTTCTTTTGCTTATGGTCATAGAAGCGTTCTAACTGTCCCTTAGAGTTTACGTAATACTCATTAGGTCTTACGGTTTTAGAACTCCAGCAGCAGCAACAACCGTAAGAATCTGTGTTATCTGCAAACGTAAATTCTTGGTGAAAATCCGGTTGAAAGGTTAGGTTCATGATACCCCCTTTGTTATCCTTATCTTAAATAAGACTGTATTTTTTTCCTAGGTAGAATTGTCGTTTTGAGCATCAAGACTGTATTTTTTTCCTAAATAGAAAACATACTAGAATTTTACCGCCATAACGTGCAGCTTGAGCATTCAATATTTAAATGATGTAAAATATTCAAGAAACTCATCCCAATTTTCAAATTAATTAAGTGGGGCCACTCTTGTTAAAAAATGGTTTAGTTTTCTATGTAGCCAAGAAAAATAAACATCGTCTGATATAATCATCATCCTATCTAATGGAACGCTCAAATATGGTTCTACAACGTCTAATTTTCTTATTTCCATCTTAACAAAATTTGGGATCGGATCATCTGTTTTTTTGTTAATTTTTTTTTCTATTTTTTCGAGAAATTTTTTTAGATATTGTATAAAGTCGTCGTAGGCTTCATATGCATGTTTTCTGTCATTTTTTTTCTGAAATTCAATTCTATTTTTTTCATATTCCTTTTCATTTTTATGTTTTGATTTTTCTAAGTAAACCAATTCTTCTTCAGATAAAAAATAACGAGAAATAACTTTGATTCTAGGAGGAACACCTAATCGGTATAGTGCTTTTTTTTCTAATTGTCTTATTCGACATAGAGAAACGTTAAAATATTTTGCTATATTTGAAGCTTTTTCTTCTTCAAAATACAATTTTCTTAAGATTAATGCTTGTCTTCCCAAAAGTGTATCAATTATCTCATACAATTTATCTCTTCCAAATTGTATATCTAATCTTTTTCTAATATCATCTTCAACGTAGGCAACCCGCGGCGTTCTTCTCATTTTACATACATTTCTATAAGTTCTTTCGTCTGTAGATTCTTAACCACACTATTTGATTTCTCAAATGACCATTTAAGCTTTCTCATGAGATAGAAAAGCGACGGGACATTTCCTTGCTTATATATCTCATGTAAAATGTCCGCTTCTTCTCTCGATAATGACAAATCATTCATAAACATTGTCCTTTATCCATTTGTCTACTGCTTTTTGTGCTGCCGATTGAAACCTATCAGCCTTATCCTTATCAAAAAAGAAATAAGGAAAGTATTTCACCTCTTCTCCGACTCCCTCTTTCTTCTCTGAGGGGAACCCTATGAAAAAGCCTCCATTCTTCTTTCTTATAAACTTGCATTTGTTAAGGTACAAACCCCACTCAGGAATATAGAAGTTGATCGTGGCCACTATATTTGAGTTCTTATCTTGATTCTGAAAGTAATTCTTAACTTCAATCACGTTTTCCTAGCTCCTCTACTAAATCGAAGAATCTCTTGGGATTTACAAGCAGACGCCTCTTTAATTTTATGAAAGCATATCCGAAACCATTTGTTTGACGATTAAAATAATATGCTCTTAGTGCATCTTCAGTCGGCCATTTATGCGCTTCTGCGAATTGTTTTAGCGTCATCCAAGTATTTTGCATTGATCCCCCTTTGTTTTGTTTTAAATTTAGCAGATTAGCAGCTTTAGCACAAATGAAATTTATTAGAAAAAAGCTGTGAAATATATAGACAAAAAAAATATTTGCTTATATTCTAAATTTGAGTACATCGTTACCTTGCGTTAATAGGGTACTCAAAAATAAATGCGTACGAGCGTCTCGCAAACGCTAAAGAGAGGAAACGTGACAGAAACAGAAATTCATGACGTAAATCAGGAAGTCGTCAGCCCTGCTGTAGGAGAAGTTTCCAAAGAGGATTACGCACCTATTCAAACGGAAGAAGGCCAGAGTCGACAAGAGGAAAATAATGCCTCAGATAAAGAGCTTAACTTCCGAGCGATTAGGGAAAGTAATTACAAACTACAGGCTCAACTTGAGGAAGAGCGGCAAAAGCGAGAAGAGCTACAACGAGCAATAGAGGAGAAATTTGCTAATCATTTAAAGGCTCAGGAACCTGATGAAGAGGATGAGTTAGCAGATATCTCGGATGATGATTGGTTAACCCGTAAGCATGCTGAAAAGGTTGCAGAAAGGAGATCTAAGGTAATCGTCAAACAAATGCTTGAGGAAGAGCGGCAAAACCGAGCAAAAGAGGAATTGCCTAATCGTCTTAAGTCTCAATTCCCCGATTTTGAATCTGTAGTAACTAAAGAAAATTTGGAATATTTAAAGGCTAACAAGCCCCATATTGCTCTTTCTTTAGCTGCTAATAAAGACCCGTACGCCCAAGCTTTGGCGGCTTATGATGCTGTAAAAGCTTTTTGTCCTTCAACTCAAATACGAGAAGAAGAGCAAAGAATGAACGCCAATTCTCAAAAGCCCGGGACTTTAGGAAATGCTAAGGCTCCATCTCCTCTATCTGAGGCTAAAATGTTTGAGAGAGGGTTAACCCCCGATCTTAAGAAAAAGCTTCAGCAAGAGATGATTTCAGCAATGCGAGGCAGTTAGCCCCTAACAAAGGGGAAAACTAATGGGAATTACCACAACCGGTACTCTGCCAGCTCCGGTTCAGCAGTCTTTTTCCTATAAGTTGCTTTCCGTACCTACTCCATACATGATCCACAAGATCCCGGCTATGTATAAGCAAATGCCGAGAAATGGAGGTACTACGTTACGGATGAGGCGTTATAATCCTTTGAATACTGCTACAGTTCCACTAGGAAACTCAGGTATTCATCCGCCTCCTCAGCAACTTACAGCGGTCAATATAGATGCTGAAATGAGCTTTTACGGTTTAGATGTCCCGCAGATGGAGAATGCTGCGTAATGTGCCGTAATAGTTGGGATAGGACAAAGACATATATATATCTCAACGAGCAGGTAGATGATAAAGTTGCCTGCTTTAAACCGCCTCTGATTACGGGGAACCCTAAGGGAGAAATCCTATGGCAACCCGAGGCAAGGGATTAATAACGATGTTTGTTAAGAGTATGAAGTTTAACTTTCAATTCAAATCTAAGATTGTGAATTTCTTCGGTAGTTGGCTTAGAAACCCATCTTTTGGAGTCAAAAGTTTTTCTGAATTCTCTAAGCAATTTGGCCCTTTCGAGTTTTGCAGTGAAGAAAGGCATACATTTATCAAGAATGTAATCCAAACGTTCACCATGAGCATGCCAATAGAAGCATGTTTTAGGACTTTTGGAAGTTCCTTTTTTCGCTCTATACTTACCTCCAAAATGCTCTACAATCCAATCAAGCATTGGTTTGTCGGTATTTACAATAGTAAGTTTAGCTGCAAGATAATCTCTTTGACGAGTTTTGTAATCTTTTCCAAGCTTAAAAATGGAAAAGCATCCTTCTCCGTCAATGATACCGGCCATATAAGCAAAAACAAAATCGGGGTGTTCTTTCATATATTGAAGGATACCATAAAAAACATTAATCGACTAGCCGCAACGACTGAGCGAGGTGGATGCGAAAGCATAAGCGACAGTCTGTACTTACGGGAAACCGTAAGAGGGATACCCGAAGAGGTAACCCCGCCTAAAGTGAAAGCTTGGGTCATAAGGTTTATTTAAACCTAAGTAACAGAGTATTAGTACTTTACAAAACCAAGACCCTGTATTGAACGAAGCGACTCAACGTTTAGGGGTCTCGCTTCGTCAGACAGAAGACGAACTTACCAGGGAGATGCTCAAATCCACTGCGTCGTTCATTAACGGCGTCAATGGAACGAACGGTGACAATCCAACCGAGATTGCTCGTGAGGATATCGATGATATCGTCCGCGCTTTGATGTCCAACAATGCTTATAGCATTAGTGATGGCATTGAGGGGGAAGATAGATTCGGTACTGCTCCCGTAAGAGATGCTTATTTTGCGCTAGGAAATACGAATTTGATCGGTGATCTGGATAAAGTAACCGGATTCATCGCTAAAGTTCAATATCCTAACCAAGATAGAACTCTACGTCCTGAATATGGTTCTGTTTCCAAC